CGTGAATGTACCTGTTGTCCACTGTCGTCTGTTCCTTGTTGTACCACGACATTCTCACAGATATTTCTGAGTCCTCGCTTATGGCGCAGAGCGCTTCCCATTCGCCTCCGCTAGGTATATTGTTCCTCACTTGCCTCCACGCCAAGATACACCTGTGTGACCTCAAGTGCGATCTTGCATCCGAGAAGGGATTGGGTCTCATTGACATCGCGGATACCACAGAGTTCAATGCCAAAGAGGCCCTTATGGCATCGTAGAACGCGCTGTCATCCCTGACCGAGACCTGTGCTGGTTCCTCCGCTGCATCGTCGTACACAAGGCCATTAAGACTGTAGCCTTTTGCCTGCCTGACCCTAGTTTTCTCTGGAGCTGACCCTTCTGCATCAAACTTGCTATAGTATGTCTTGAATTTGTCCTCGAGCACTTCGTCAAATGTGTTTATAAGGATTCCAGACACCATTGATGTATCGACACCCGGGCTGTAGGTTATCTGGAACCCGCCTGTGAAATTCCAACCTGCAACTGTCCTAAGATACTTGTCAAGTGGTGAAGTGGGGTCCGAGTTGGTTATCGACGAGACAAAGGGCAATGTTTCCCTTCTAATATGATTGTCCTTAACCAATCTGACATACGACTCCACTCTCTTTAAGTTCTCTAAAGTCACGGTGAATTCACCAGTTAAAGAGTCGGACGAACCTCTTGTCTTTTGCCTGTAGTATTCTGAACTCATATAGCTGGTGTCCAAGTGCGATGACAATGACACCTTCAAATTCTGGGCCAAGTCTCCTGAATGCTGTAAGCTAGTTATCACCTGGAACTGTACAAACTTGGATGACTTTTCTTTGTTCTCAGGGGTCACCACTGCCCTGTACGATGCTGCAAGGTTGGTCATGTTTGCAGAGAATCTTGCTAGCTCCAAACTGACTAAAGAGGGCTTCCCGTGGTCTAAGACTCTCCATCTCTTCGAGTTCTCCTCAATTGCATGCATTACGCTCTTCTCATCCATTGGAGAGCTGGGTTCCTCTGAGTATTTCAGACCTAGTGCCTTGTCCACCCTAGACATCATTGCACTTAAGCATCCTTGTATGAATGTGATCTCCCTAAACCCTTTCTGCTCCGTCGCGACATAGCAAGCAGTGAAGTATGACTTTCTTGTCCTGTACTCTTGGGAGAACTCGAATCCCGACATTATTCTGTCTTTGCATCTCTTGTTCAGAAGGGATATCTTCTTCATCTTCTTGCCAAACCTCCTGCTGTGGGCCACGCCTGATGCGTTATCAGAGTTCAGCTCAGAATCCATGATGTATGCGGCCCTTGCAAGCTCG